CGCGTAAGAGCCTAAATAAAGACTCTTAAATCCATTTAGTCATTTTAACGCGTAACATTCGTAACAATGTGTTTTATCTAAGCATATCAATAGCTTACAGCATAACAGAGCGTGTAACATTACAAGAAATACGTATCATTGTAGTACGTTTTAATTTTTATCCTAGCACCGCTTGGATACTATCATCATGGTTGAAAGCTACCCGTAGCCTACAGCCCAGTAAATGCAAGGGCCGCGCACCACCTGGATTACTATCATCAGCCAGAGGCTGATTAAAAGTCGTCAACCTATAAGATTCTTATAGGCTCAAAATAAAATAATTATTTGTCTACACGTATCCGAGTATATATAAGGGAGGTGTGTATACTGTACGAACTGGCCAAAATTCCGTGCGCAGCCAGAGCACATTTCGGAGACTATAAAGATGGATATACTTAATAAATTAACTTCAACAGGCCCTAGCGATATCGATGTTCAGAGCGCCGTTATCAGTACCGAGACATTCGCGAAGTATGCAGACGCACCAGTCGATGTTATTCAAGATGCCATTGAGGATATGCACATAACTGCAATCGTTACAGCTGCATGCGGAACAGAGAGGGCCAAGAGCGGGGCGACCAGAACGACAGCGATTAAGGTCAATATGGAAATAGGTGCAGATTACCCCGAATGGTATAACTCAGTATCCACTGACAAAAAGGGCACAGCGGGAGCCGCTTTTGAATCATTGAGAAAAGATATAGTTAAGACGGCGAGAGATCGTAATCACTCTAACCCTGCACAATTTGTTAAGGAGGTTAAGAACGCGGGGCGCATACTGGCAGAAGGCAAGCCAGAGGCTAAACCAAATGGGGGTAACCCAAGCAGAGAACGCCACCCCTTCGAGCGGGGCGAAAAGGAATTGATTCCATTAATCAATGCTTGGTCTGAGTGCACCAAAGCGAAAGAAGACGTTTATAAAGATCAATTCAAAATGTCAGAAGATGATATTGAAAACCTATCTGGAGCGGGTGAGTTATTAAAGGCAGCACTTGAGAAGATCGGTCGACCTTATAAAGCTAAGGAAACGTCTTAACCATTAACCCCAGAGGCCCAGATTGTCTGGGCCTCATTACTGGAGAATATTAGAATGAAAAAGAAATACACTAAAGAAATACCTCTCGAAAGATCCGGTGAATTGAAAGATGATCCAAGATTTGGAGTGCATCAACTTAAAGAATATATTGAAATGTTACAAGCCCCTGAAAAATTACGAAACGCATTCAATACTTTAATCAGATGCCAAGCAGTATCGGCAGACGACGGGAAATTTAACCAAGCTTACCAAGACGCAATGGAACGCCGATACTATGTACTAGATAAACTCGATAAACTCTAACCCTAACCAACCAACCAAGCCCCAGTTATACTGGGGTTTTTTTTGTCCTGAAAAAAATTTCCTCGCTTCGCTCGGTCTAATGACTCGACAAGTCGAGGTCACTCTTTATTCGCTTCGCTCAGTCTAATGAGGGTACCCCAGGGGTACCCCCCTTTTTCAGTTATCCAGTAGCTGGCCACCTCTACTTAGTAATATGCTCAAAATATGAGACACTCTGACAACTCCTAAACATAAACTCTAATTAAATCAATGACTTACCCCCTCCCCCTTTTTCCTACACCCGTCTGGTTCGCACCCCACCCCCTCTCACACAGAAACACCCCCGCCAAGGGACTCAAACCTCCTGTTTGAATCCTGCAATACTATTTTTTGATTTCTGCAACACTTCAAACCTTTCCCACTCTATCTAGAAAGTCTTACCTTTTTGCACCTTAAAACTAGAAAGTCTTACCTTTTTTAGAGAAAGTCTTACCTTTTTTAGGAAAAGTCTTACCTTTTTTAGGAAAAGTCTTACCTTATGTACAGAAAGTCTTACCCACCCCCTCAATATATAAAAGACCCCCCTTTGGAGTCCCATACCTCCTGTTTGATTTATGCAATACTTTTTTTGATTTCTGCAACACTTCGGGGACTCGGAAATGCACGAAACGAGAGAAAACGAGAAACCGAGAGTAACTTGCCCCTATTTAAGTAATCCCATATACTTCGCAAAACCGGTATTGGATACCTGCGATATGTCTGTAGTACAGATAGAACCTACAAAGGATCATCCCGTCCCCTATGATTTAGCAGAGGAGAAACCTGCGACTCTTCTGGAAGAGATAGCGGTAGCTGGAAACACAGCAGAGTTACAAGAATCACTTGGCGCACCTCTGGATGTTACGGAGGGGGATGCTGAACGCGAAAAGGAATTACTCCGCGCAGTAGCGGAAGCAAAGAAACCTTCAAACCTTACAAACCAGACCACAGCGTTTGCTGCGGCTGCATTCTTACGCACATATGGCCAACAGCTTGCTATGGATGCAGCAGAGGCCAGGGCTGCTATAACAAATAAGTTGATGGAGATAGCTGACTGCGGTGACCCGCGTTACGAGCTAAAGGCTTTAGAGCTTCTTGGTAAGCACAGCGATATTGGGGTTTTTACTGAGAGAAGTGAAGTTACTATTAACTACAAGAGTCCAGAGGAGCTGGAGAAGGCAATTAAGGAGAAGGTTAAGAACCTCCTTAACGCTACTGTAGTAGATGTAATGCCTATAGACGAAGAGTTTGGTAGGTTAAACCACCAGAAGATGCGTGAGGAACTAGACGAAGAATTAGGGGTTATAGAGCTAGATGACAAATAGCTCTGCCTCGCCTTTTAGAGATATTAATTTGAGGGATATACCCTCAATACTTCCGCTGCTTTCCCAGCCAGAGCAGGAAAGGTTACTAGCGGAGTTAGAACACCTAGCAAAGTTAAAGCAAAAAAAGAAAGCAGAAACGAAGTTCATTGAGTTTGTAAAACAAATGTGGCCTACGTTTATTAGCGGGAAACATCATGGCAAGATGGCTGAAGCGTTTGAGCGTGTGGCTCGTGGTGAGTGTAAGCGTCTCATTGTTAATATGCCTCCTCGTCATACTAAGTCTGAGTTTGCTAGTTACTTATTACCTGCGTGGTTTCTGGGGCAGTATCCGCACAAGAAAGTTATCCAGACCTCGCATACCGCAGAACTTGCGGTAGGGTTTGGCCGTAAGGTTAGGAACTTGGTAGACCAGGACAACTACCAGAGCATATTCCCTGAGTTAAGTTTGCAAAGCGATTCAAAGGCAGCAGGACGCTGGAACACCAGTAAAGGTGGGGATTACTTTGCGATTGGTGTGGGCGGTGCGGTTACTGGTAAGGGCGCGGACTTATTGATTATTGATGACCCACACTCAGAGCAAGAAGCAGCACTGGCTGAGATAAACCCGGACATCTACGACAAGACTTACGAGTGGTACACATCAGGGCCACGGCAAAGACTCCAGCCNGGTGGGGCTATCGTGGTGGTAATGACCCGTTGGTCNAAGCGTGACCTGACCGCTAAAGTGTTGAAAGCGGCAGCGGAGCGTGGTGGGGATGAGTGGGAAGTCATTGAATTTCCTGCACTTATGCCTAGTGGCACACCGCTGTGGCCTGAGTTCTGGTCACGGGATGAGCTGCATGTGCTCAAGCAGGAACTGCCAAACTCCAAGTGGATGGCGCAGTACCAGCAGCAACCGACATCCGAAACGTCGGCTATTGTGAAACGTGAGTGGTGGATGATGTGGGAAGAGGAAGAACCTCCAGCCTGTGAATACATCCTGATGGCGTGGGATACAGCGTTCGAGAAGACAAACCGCGCTGACTATTCGGCGCTGACAACGTGGGGTGTGTTCTACCAAGATGATGATGCGGGTGTATCACAAGCTAATATTATCCTGCTAAATGCGTTTAGGGAACGGATGGAGTTTCCGAAGCTGAAGAAGGTAGCAGTTGAGCAATACGAGAGTTGGGAACCAGACTCAATCATTGTGGAGAAGAAAGCGTCGGGTGCGCCGCTAATCTATGAAATGAGAGCGATGGGTATACCGGTGCAGGAGTTTACTCCGACGCGAGGTAACGACAAGATAACACGGCTTAATTCCGTGTCTGATCTATTTGCTTCTGGTATGGTATGGACACCCAACCGCCCGTGGGCGGAAGAGGTGATTGATGAGGTAGCAAGCTTCCCGTCTGGGGAGCATGATGACTATGTGGACTCTGTGTCACTGGCACTGATGCGGTATAGGAAGGGTGGCTTTATACGGCTACCATCAGATGAAGAAGATGAGGTTCAATACTTTAAGCAGCGTAGAGGCGGGTACTACTAATGGCTATTGAGAAAAGTTTATTTGCAGCCCCACTGGGTGAAGATGTCGAAGTGGTGGAGCAGTTAGAAATTGCTATCGAACCAGAGATAATGACTCTGGAAGACGGCGGCGTAGAGATAACACTGGTTCCAGACATGGAAGACTCGGACATTGCTAACGCACCGTTTGAAGCAAACCTGGCAGAATACCTAGATGACGGTCAACTCAATGAGTTGTCGGGTGATTTGATAGGCGCGGTAGACGGGGACATAGGCTCTCGTCGTGATTGGGCTGAGACTTATGTAAAAGGTTTAGAGGTTTTAGGGTTTAGTTATGAAGACAGGACTGAGCCTTGGGAAAATGCCTGTGGTGTGTATAGCACAGTACTAGCAGA